TCACTGCACGCTTACATATAGGCTCCAGTCATCCTGTTTTCTCTCACCAAAAATATGCTTGCGGTATTCTTCCTGCTGGCGTCTCCATATTTCCATCATGTCTGGCTGGTTCTTTTCTCGCATTTTTCGAATCTGCTCAAGGATGAACTCTATTTGCTGCTGATTTGTCATGCTCACTCCTTTACTTTAAATCCAGACTCCGAATAATTCTGTTGCGCTGAAACTCATTGTTGAGTTTGGACAACCGTCGAAGAACACGGTCACGCGGATAGCGTCGTGCAGCAGGTGAATGCTCATACAACTCATCAATCGGCAAACTGGACGATGAACGATACCGATACCAACGCACCAACTCTTCACGAAAATTAGCCCTGACAAGCTCAGCTATCGTACTCATTTCTTAAAGCCTCCAATTCCCTCTCCCCCAAATAAAAAGGCCTGCGATTACCAGCAGGCCTGTTATTAGCTCAGTGATGTAGATGGTCATCAGAATCCTCCTTTCTTCTTGGACTGCGGTTCCTCGCGTTCACGGCGGCGCATTTCAGCAGACTGTTGGTCTGTGTCATAAATAGCGCCATTTGCCTGAATGCAATACACCGTGCCGGTATTGCCATGACGATTGAGACGAAGGATTAGTTCGGTTTCACCAGGTGGAACACTGTCATCAAAAGCACCTTCCCGATGGATCCCAACCCAATAATCGCAATCCTGTTCAATCTGCCCTGTATCTCGTGAGTCACTTGGTAATGGGCGTTTATTGGTTCGGCTTTCCAGTGCGCGGTTAAGCTGTGTCAGAAGCACAACAACGCAATCAAGCTCTTTGGCAAGGTTCTTCAGTCCTTTGGTGATCATGCCGTAAGCAAGGTCGTTGCGATCGGCCTTCTCAGCGGTCATTAGTGTCAGGTAATCGACCAGAATCATGCCAACACATCCTTTTTCTCGCTTGATTCGACGGCTTTCGCTAACGATTTGAGCCAGAGATAATCCCGGCGTGTCGTCGATGTAAAGCAGGTCGATTTCACTCAAACGATTAGCTGTTTCGATCGCCCTGTTGAAGTCACCATCGTAATCACCCTGATAGCCGTCATCAGCGTCATTTGTCGCCGGAAGGTAAAAAATATTCGGGTTAACACCAGACTTCTGCCCTACCAGTTTTTCCAGTATCTGATCACCTGGCATTTCAAGGCTGAACATCAGAGCGGGCTTTTTCTCATGCACTGCGCAGTTGATTGCCATCTGGCTGTATAGCGTCGTTTTCCCCATCTTAGGGCGAGCGCCAATGACAAACAGAGAGCCTTTCACCAGACCTTTCGGTGACAGCATCCTGTCCAGCGATGGGATCCCTGTGCTCATTCCTCGTTGTTCGCCTGACGGGTCAAATCGCTTCTCAAGGTCGCTAACCCAGCCTTCCATGACCTCACCAAATGAACGAAGGCCGCGACGCGATCCGGTTTTTGCATGGTCTGTCAGTTGCGTGAAAATCGACTGAATAGCTTCGTACTTCTGTGTTGCAGTCATTCCGTTGCGGGAATAGAGCAATTCCGTCGCTTCAGTCATGCGGTTGATGGCGTAGCGTTCCATTGCGGTTTCACGAACCTGCATTGCATAGGCAACGATGTTTGCTGCGCTTGGCGTGTTCTTTGCGATCTCAGCGATATAAGCAAAACCGCCAACAGACGCCGTTAACGATTTACGCTCCAGTTCATCGAAAAGCGTCAGGCCATCTACTGGCTTTTGCTCCCGGTGCATTCTGGTTATTTCTTCGAAAAGGATTTTGTGTGGTCGGCAGTAAAATGAATCAGGCTTCAGCATCGCCAGAACTTTCTGGACGCGCTCACTGCTGTCATCATCCAGAAGTAATCCACCAATCACCGCCTGCTCTGCCTCGATGCTATGGGGCGGCGCATAAAAATTATCGGTCATCGTGTTCACCCTCACGAACTTTCAGGTAGGTATTATCGTTAAGCAGGAAATCAAATCCCTTTTTGTGCCAGACGGTTCCGCGCTGATGGTTTGGGCGCTCTTCGAACATCCATCGGCAATTTTCGCCTACGTAGCTCAAATAATTTCTCCAGTCCTGCATCGTGAACCCATGCCCGTCAAGCTGGCGGGTTATCACTCCGGCTTTGCGCCAGAACGTTCGGATCTGGTTTTTACGCTTGTCATTCAGTGCGCGGATTTTTGGCGCTTCAGGAAGGATTTCGTGGTAAGCATCGACAACATCCTGACAGCTAACGGAAGGTTTTTTCTTGTCAGACTTTTTGTCTGCTGTGGCACTCTCTAATACGTCAGTATTAGAGATAATATTATTATATTCTTTATCTGTGGTAATTTGCTGGTAATCTGCTGGTACAGTATTGCTTACAGGCATTGGTATTTCTGGCTTTGAGGTGGTAATTTGCTGGTAATCTGCTGGTACAAAATTTGACTGATAATCGTCATATTTCTCTACCGAGAAAACTGAGAATTTACCGTGTGAAACCCAGTCAATCATGCCGAGTTTTTTGAACTTTCTAAGCAGGTACTGAACGCGATCTGGTTTGAGTCCTGTTTCAAACGCCAGAGAGTTTCTACCGCCAAGTAGCTTCCCTCTGCCTACCAGAATTTCTCCTGCGTCAGTCATTACATACTCAGGCGTATGCTTTGCTTTGAGGATTAAGTGAACCCACAGATGCGCAGCTTCTGCGTCCTTGTAAAACGGCACATCCATAATTTTACGGTGCAGCAAGGCATACCCCTTACCGCTGCTTTGATGCGGTTGTTGTAGCCTTCTGGCCTCTCTGGCTTCGGCTAGATTAGATATGTTACTCATGACCTTTCTCCTTCTGCATCAGCTTCACTTTTTCCAACTCAGCCCGGAATCGACCAGGCTGCTTGAAGCTGGACAGGAAGCGATCACGTAGTATGTGTTTGTGAATTTTGTCCTGGTAAGGACTGAGTTGTTTTGTCATAATGACTCCTGTGGATTGATCCAGTCTTTCTACATCAGGCCTCGAAGAATTCGCCGTTCTTCGGGGCTTTTTCTTTTGTAAGGTAATTGGCAAGCCGATTAGTCAATTCAGCCATTTCATCGTCTTCGATTCCGTATTCCAGAACAGCCAGCATCATGCTTACCTGCGAGAAGAAACCATTCTTCCATCTGCTTACCTGATATTCAGGAACCCCCATTGCTCGAGCGAATGTCTTCTGCCCCATCAGTGCCAGTTTGTTCAGCAAGGCTGACTCGATGCGAGCCGCTTTCTTGCTTTTAGTTGCAATAGTACCCATAGATAATTTCCTTAATGATTAGATAGAGTTGGCTTCGCAAAGAAACGCAAAACCATAGAGATTTGTTTCTGGTAATGCCCTTTTTCAGGGCGGGGATGTGTAAGAGCGGGAATGTCTTAAGCGGCTTTGTGTTCCGGCGGGAACAAGCCATCTAGCGTTGTCTTGCTCCCCAATTTATTCAGCGCCTTTACCAGGCGACGGCACGACTCTAAATCTGGAGTCCGGATACCTGACTCGTAGTTAGCTAAGCGGGACTGGTTCCAGCCACACGCGCCTGCTAACGCAGATTGAGTGATGCCAAGCTTTTTCCGTTCGTTGGCAATGTTGTTCATAGGTTTCCTTAAGAGCTAGTTCACTCAGTCTTTATTAAACACATATTGTGATTGATAGTCAACACAAATCGTGTAAAGCCTTAAACCACGGAATGTGATATAAAATGCGCATGAACAGAACAGAAACTATCGCCGCGCGTATCAAGCGATTACGGGAAGATAAAGGGCTTTCACAGAAGGCTCTGGCGGAGCTTTGCGGCTGGGCTTCACAATCTCGGATCGGCAACTATGAATCAGGAACCAGAAGCGTTAGTGTTGATGACGCAGAGGTAATAGCTAAAGCTTTGGGCGTCGCTCCGGCAGAACTGCTTTTTGGCGACAACTATCAGGGACAATACAAGCCAGGGGAAAAGTTTCCGTTGATTAGCTGGGTTAGCGCAGGTGCATGGAATGAGGCCGTAGAGCCGTACAACCCTCAGGCAGTGGATGAGTGGTATGAATCAGATTGTCACGTTGTCGGTGACGCCTTCTGGCTCAGGGTTCAGGGCGACTCAATGACAGCTCCTACCGGCCTTAGCGTTCCTGAGGGTATGCTGGTTCTGTTCGACACTGGAAAGGAAGCCGTTAATGGAAGCCTGGTAGTTGCGAAGCTGACAGATGCTAATGAAGCCACGTTCAAGAAGCTAATCATTGATGGCGGTAACAAATACCTGAAAGGGCTTAACCCTGCCTATCCGTTGATCCCAATCGACGGCAACTGCAAGATAATCGGCGTAGCAGTGCAGATGATGATGAAATTCTCCTGATATACCCGCCACTTAAAAACATCAAACCCGCTTCGGCGGGTTTTTTGTTGCCCAAAGAAAATTAAATTACCTTAAAAATCAATGAAAACACGTGTTGTGATAAAAACAATCACATTTCGTGTTGACAGCACGAACACAATTTGTGATTATCTAGCCATCAGCAGGACGCACTGACCACCATGAAGGTGACGCTCTTAAAAATTAAGCCCTGAAGAAGGGCAGCATTCAAAGCAGAAGGCTTTGGGGTGTGGTGAAGCCAGCTAGTCACTGGCAAGTGCTTACCTACTGTTGAGCGGTGAAGCGCTCCCAACGCTAGCAATAGCGTGGACGAGATGGGGAGCCGCGGGCGATAAGGCCGCCATAACGCGCATGTTGTCGCATGGAAAAATCGCTGGGGTGCCGGTTATACCCCTCCGAATGAGACTCAACAAGCTGGAGCTAGACTACCAGCCACCACACCACCAAAGCTAACTGACAGGAGAATCCAGATGGATGCACAAACACGCCGCCGCGAACGTCGCGCAGAGAAACAGGCTCAATGGAAAGCAGCAAATCCCCTGTTGGTTGGGGTAAGCGCAAAGCCAGTTAACCGCCCTATTCTCTCGCTGAATCGCAAACCGAAATCACGAGTAGAAAGCGCACTGAATCCGATAGACCTTACGGTGCTGGCTGAATACCACGAACAGATTGAAAGCAACCTGCAACGTATTGAGCGCAAGAATCAGCGCACATGGTACAGCAAGCCACGCAGTGAAATGGGTGTGACCTGCTCAGGCCGCCAGAAGCAACGCGGAAAATCAATTCCAGCTTATTACGATTGAGGTGAGCCATGCTCAAGAAAGTCAAACGCCGACTTTACAAAGAAGGTAGATATTCATGCCAATTGCCAAAATGCGACACAACAAAATGGAGTGTCGATGATTGGTGTAACTGGATAGATAGATACGGAACTTGGTGGGATAAATAACAGGTAACTTAAGCGTATTTACTTTCGCAGCAAACCACTTATTTGAGAGGAATTAATATGTCATCAATCCGCTTAACTACGAGAATGAAAGAGGAAATCGCTCGTAACGCTTTAATTAAGTCTGGGGTTTTCACTGAACTTGAAGAAGTAACAAAGTTAAATAACCAGCTTGCACTTGACGCCAGAGTTATTGCGTTTGGCGGTAAAAAGAAAACTGAGGAAGTGGATCAGTTATCATCCAAGTTGGTAGCTCTAGGTGAAGAACTTGAAAAGATGGGATGTTCATTTTACTTATACGATGTTCGTTCTACTTCAATTTATCTGACTGTATCTGGCAGAAGGGTTGGATGGTATTCATATGGGAAAGACGGCAACGGCGAAGATATATTGCTCCCTACTCCGACCAAAGATAAATGCATGTTTAGCGCAGAACACGAAATAACAAAAAGGTTTGATGAAATCTGCGCATTGCAACAAAAACTTGAAGCCAAGAAAAAGGATATCGTATCAAATGTATGGGCTGCTTTGAACTCAGTCACAACAGTTAAGCGACTTATTGAAGTTTGGCCTGAAAGCAAAGAATTGCTACCAAAAGAAGCAGATAAAGCAAGTACAGCACTTCCTGCTTTACGGGTAGAAGATTTGAATAAGATGATTGGACTTCCTTCCGAGGCCGCATAGTCGGCCTTTATTTTGGGCATAAACAACAGAGGTGAATATGAAAGAGTTTAAGGGTACGCCTGGTAAATGGAAGTACACGGTTAGAAACGTCAACGAGATGATGACTACGTTCCATGGTGTGACGATTGGTGACACATACATTGAAGCAGCAACAAGAAATGAAAGGGAGGATGCGCTACTGATAGCGGCAGCACCTGACCTTCTCGAAGCACTTCAGTTATTACTTAAGCAATCCAAAAATAGAACAACGACAACATATCCAGAATGGTATGAAGCTGTTAATAAAGGTCTTGCAGCAATCAGAAAAGCTCTTGGGGATAAGTAATGAAAGTAAAAATAACTGCTTCTAATACCAGTTTTGTTAGTGTTGGTGATATTACAGAAGTAATAACAAACCATGATGGAACACAAGTTATGTGGTCTGATTTTTGTAAAAGATATGAGCGAGTCACTTGGTGTAAACTCGTATGGGGCGTCGAATACGAAGAATTACCTGAAATGCATGACGAATAAGCACTGTGTATTCATTCCAACGAGTGAATACACGGAGCAATGTCGCTCGTAACTAAACAGGAGCCGACTTGTTCTGATTATTGGAAATCTTCTTTGCCCTCCAGTGTGAGGGCTTTTTTATATGCATACCAATAACGCTTCACTCGAGGCGTTTTCGTTATGCAATCAAATATAAGGAGTTACCCATGATGCACTTTCAGCTCGCGGGTAGCGGCGTCATGTCCGCTTTCTACCCGCACGAATCTGAATTATCACGCCGAGTTAAACAATTAATCAGAGCAGCAAAGAAACAACTGGAGGCGTTATGCGCAATGAAATAGCCATTAATCACCAGATGCTTCGTGCTGCACAGAACAAAGCAGTAATAGCCAGATTTATTGGTGATTCCAAAATGTGGCTTGAAGCAAATAAAGCGATGAAATCAGCTATCAACCTTCCGTGGTATCGCAGGAAATGAGTTTTACAGATAACTGGTCAGACGAAGAATTCATTCGTCAGATGAAAGAATTAATCGGTAACGAAGGAGATATTCATGTCACTTGCAACCACAGTGAAGGAGAGCAAGTTACAGAGACGCATGTACACGCAGCAGGCGTTAATGTATCGCCAGAAGGGAGATCGTGAAGGTGTTCGCGTATTTTTGAATGCGGCAAAGACTGAAGTATTAAATCAGCGTTATTTCCTTGGGCCATGTCCATTCTGAGAACAATCATATGAGCAAAGAATTTTACGCAAGACTGGCAGCTATTCAGGAGAATCTGAACGCGCCAAAGAATCAGTACAACTCATTCGGCAAATATAAATACAGAAGCTGCGAAGACATTCTTGAAGGCGTTAAGCCGTTACTGAATGGCCTGTTTTTATCAATCAGCGATGAAGTTGTGTTGATTGGTGATCGGTATTACGTGAAAGCAACGGCAACTATTACTGATGGCGAAAACAGTCATACAGCAACCGCTCTTGCACGAGAGGAAGAAAGCAAGAAAGGAATGGATTCTGCACAAGTTACGGGAGCTACAAGCTCTTATGCACGCAAGTATTGCCTCAATGGTTTGTTCGGTATTGATGATGCGAAAGATGCAGATACAGACGAGCATAAACATCAGCAGAACGCAGCAGCAAAGCAATCAAAACCATCACCTACACCTGAACAGGTTCTAAAATCATTCACTGACGCAGCAATGCAGAAAAACACCGTGGAAGAGCTTAAACAGGCGTTCGCCAAAGCGTGGAAGATGCTCGAAGGCACACCGGAGCAGCGCAAAGCGCAGGACGTTTACAACATCAGACGAGACGAATTAGAAGGAGCGGCTGCTTAATGGCACATTCGATTACTGTAAGACTAAACAAGCCCGCAAGAGAGTTTCAGGCCGGGGAAAATATCGGATTCAACATCCGTGCTGGCGTTCAGTATTACGATCGCCAGACAAAAAAGAAAGAATGGACAAACTACAGCGCCGTTGTATTTGCCAAGCCGGGAGCGCAAGCGGATTACTACCGTAGCGTTCTGGTTGAAGGAGGCATTGTGGAAATTACCGGAGAAAACATCAGGGTTGATGTTTATCAGGGGCAAAATGGTCAATCAATCACTCTTGAATTACTGAATGCAAAGATTGGATTTGCAACTTCAGGAAACAGCCAACAGCAGCAAAGTAGCAATCATCAAAATCATCCTGAATACGACGATTCAATTCCCTTCTAAAGTAGCAAAATAAGGATTCCATTATGCCAGCGCCTCTGTATGGTGCGGATGACGCGCGCCGCTGTTCCGGCAATTCCGTATCGGAGGTGCTGGATAAATTCAGAAAAAACTACGACCTGATAATGTCGCTACCGCAGGAAACGAAAGAGGAAAAGGAATTTCGCCATTGTATATGGCTTGCAGAGAAAGAAGAACGCGAGCGAATTTACCAGACATCAATCCGACCATTCCGCAAAGCCACATATACCCACTTCCCTGAAATTGACCCGCGCCTGCGTAATTACCGCTCACGCTATGGCGCTATCAGTAATGACTGAGGAATTTACCATGAGAGGACTTGCATACAATCCCGGCATTCTTCCGGCAGAAATGATTATTCGCCAACGCGTAAAGCCAATGCCATCGAGAGAGGAATTGCTTAAGAGAAAGAGTTTCGGTTCTGTTAATGACAACAAATATCTGAATGCGATGTGGCGCAAAGGAGGCAACCAGTGAGTAATTCAGCACGACTACAGCTTGGTTTTTCACCGCTATCAAAAACTATCATGCTGGCAAAAATGCGCGATGTTGAAGGTGGACGTATGCGCGTTGGCAATGATCCAGGTCGTGATGTTACCAATGAGGCTGCTCAATTGGTGTGGCGACTGGTCATGGCTGAAGGTGGTGAGATCGCGTGGGAGCTGGATGATGGTTCTCGCATGGTGTTGAAGGCAGAAAAGCAGGAGGCAACCAGTGAGCAACATCGACAAACAGGCGCTGCGTGAAATCGCAGCGGCAGCAGTTGGCGCACATGAGCGCCTTAGTGTTATGCCGCCTGATGACATTTTCGATATCTCACTGGCAGAAGGAACTCAGCTTGATGCAGATATCACTGCCTTGAACGCGCTGAACTCCGCAGCAAACCCCGCCACCGTGCTGGCGCTGCTGGCATCGCTGGAAGCCGCAGAGAAGCGGATTGCCGAGCTGGAGGCGCGGCAGGTTGTACTGCCGCGTACGCAAGATGTTCACCCGTTAGGGCCACAGTCGGCGAAAATTTTTTGTGATTTTCACAGAAATATTATCAACAGATGCGCCGATGAGATTCGCAAAGTTGGCGTTAATGTCAGCATAAAGGGGGAGTAGGGATATGGCTGAATTTACGAAAGAGCGCATTATCGAAGAGATGAAAGCATCGACGCAGAACACCAGTGGTATGTTTGAAATCAGCGAGGACACCATATGCGCGTTGATGTCCATGCTCTCCTACCCGCCAGCGCCGGTATCTGTGCCCGCTGCGATGGAAATTGATGATGACTTTGACAGCGCGTTTGA